ATTCCCGATGCACCACAATCAATTTTTCTGTTCCAAAGAAAGAGAAACCAAAACTGGCATCTCAATTCATGGATAGAGTGAAATATGTTCTCGATGAAGAAGGTATTACATACGAAGAAAAGGTTCTAGCACAATTAATATTGAAGCATTTCCCAGATTTCCGAAGAGTTTTAAATGAATTACAACGATATTCTATTGGTGGTACAATTGATGTGGGAATTTTAAGTCAAATTGGTGAGATACATATTAAAGACTTGGTGAGTCATATGAAGAGTAAAGACTTCACTAGTGCAAGAAAGTGGGCAGTGGAGAATCTAGACAATTCTCCGTCAGAATTGTTTAGGAAAGTTTATGATGGTTTATATGATTATCTTACACCATCTTCAATCCCTCAAGCAGTTTTGATTTTAGCGGAATATCAATATAAGTCTGCATTCGTGGCAGACCAAGAAATTAATTTAGTGGCATGTATTGTAGAACTTATGATGGGATGTGAATACAAATGACAAAATTATTAGCACAAGGTGATTACCTAATTTTAGAAAAGGTAGATTACGAAAAAGAAGAAGTAACTGAAAGTGGTCTGATTATTAAAAAAAGTCAAGTACTTGACAGTACAAGTGTAGAATCAAAGATTGTTTCTATGGGAAGAGGTATTCCTGATGATTCTGGAAGTATACCAGAAGTGGATTACGATGTAGGAAGTATTGTTCTTTATGATGCTCCTTCTAGAATAGGAACACATGCAGGGTTTGAGATAATTAGACGAGGACATGTACTTGCCGTGGTTCTTGAAGATGAAACTGAGTGAGTATCTTAATGCAATAAACCATACCAAAGAACCTCTGATGAATACAGAGGATGAACAGGTAGAAAAGAAATATGCACCCTTTGTTGTGAATAGGTGTTTATCTTATTTTATAGATACTATTCTCCATGTAAATCAAATAAACGAATTTCCAAATACGGATAAAAAGATGCAATTTGATTATCTTCAAAATGCATTGAGGAAACGAAAAAGATTTAGTAAGTGGCAAAAAAAGCAAATTATTGAAAATCTAGAAATAGTAAAGAATTATTATGGATACTCAGACCAAAAAGCAACAGAAATTATTGACTTATTAAGCGATGAAAATATAGAAGAAATGAGAATTTACCTCTCTGGTGGTGGTATAAATCCATAATTTGATATATATTTACAAATCATAACAAGTGATTAAAACAGGAATAACAAATTATGGAACAAGAAGACATTTTTAATGGATTAGGAGTTGAAATAACCCTGAAATCCGATGATGATTTTCTAAAAGTCAGAGAAACTTTGACCAGAATGGGAATATCTTCAAGAAAAGAAAATAAATTATATCAATCTTGCCATATTCTTCACAAAAGAGGAAGATATGCAATTATGCATTTTAAAGAACTTTTTGAGATGGATGGGTTAGAATCCAACATATCGGATGAAGATATAGGCAGAAGAAATGCAATATCAAATCTTTTAGAAGAATGGGAATTATTAAAAATAATAGAACCTATAGAAGAAGATGAACCCGTTGTAGATGTAAGAAAGATAAAAATCATTTCACATAAAGACAAAGATGATTGGGAATTGATACCTAAATATCATATAGGAAATAGTTAAAATGAGGTTATATTATGAAAACAATGTTGATAAGTTTCTACAGTGATATAGAAGATAAAACTTACTATTCAGACAATGCAAATCGATTGCGAAAAGAATGTAAATCTTTAGGTATACAGTGCAGTATTCAGCACAAGGAATCTCTTGGGTCTTATCAATTGAACTGCCTTAGTAAACCACAATTTATTTTAGATATGTTGGAAAGATTCAATAAGCCATTGTTGTGGATGGATGTGGACAGTAAATTACATAAACCTTTAGATATTTATGATACATTTGACCAAGAAGTTGATATGGTTATTGCAACTGCTGATGGTGGAATGCGAGGAATGAAAGCATCACCAATTTATTTTGGCAATACTAAAAATGCAAAGAAGTTTATTGAATCATGGATACAAACAACAAAAGATATTCAAGAAAAAGAAATAGGAATATTCGACCACGAACCTCTGTTCAGTCTTATTCCTATGTTTGCAAATGATATGAATATCAAAATAGTTGGACCAGAATATTGTACTTGGCCGGGACACACAAACGAAAACACAATAGTTACTATGGGACTTGCTGACTCTGAAACAAAGAAAGAATCTTTGAGAAATTTGGGTATGTCAGAAGAGTTAATAGAATGGCAATCACCAGGAGATACATTATGAAAACAAAATTTATTAGTTTTTATTCAGATAGAACCGGCACCAATTATTATTCTACAATGAATGGATTATTAAAATCCCGTCTTGACGAACTTGGTGCAACATACCATATAGAAGAGTTACCATCAAAAGACCACTATATGCTTAATTGTTTAATGAAACCTCAGTTCATTTTGGATTGTATAAAGAAATTAGATGAACCACTGATTTGGATAGATATCGATTGCAAAATCAATAAATTACCAGAAGAATTTGATTCTGTTGACACAGATATTGCATGTTCTTTGAGAGAACACGACTTTAAAACACCACATAGTGCTATACTGTATTTTAATAATACAGAAAAATCTATTTTGTTTTTGGAAGATTGGATAAAAAGATGTGAAGATGTAAAAGAAGAGGCAGAACAAGGAACATATACAGGTGGGGATCATCATCTACTAATAGAAACGATGATGGAAAATAAAAACAATGCCACAATTACATCATTCCCACCCACACTGTGTTCGGTAAATGGAATCGACTCTAAAATCAATATAGGATTATCATTAGACCTATTGTATGATTCTAGATTTAAAATAGAAGATAAAAAATTACAAGCATTATATCTACCATTTAGTTTAGAACACGGCTCTTCATGTGCCAAATTAAAACCTAAACAGTTTACATGGACGGATGAAGAACAAGACATTCAAGTGTTCATAGACAACGGAATGCTTATGATTCCAAGACATCGAAGAAAAGAAAATACATATCGTTTTGGATGGATGTGTGAATCTAGAGCAATTGTTCCAGAATTATATACTGCACTTAAAACTGGCCCAGAGTTGTTCTTTGAACATTTTGATGCAATCTTTACTTGTGATGATTATTTGTTAAGTTTAGATGATAGATTTAAATTTGCTTTATCAGGAAGTAATCTTCCTTGGACACCATTAGATTCAACATGGTTTCCTGAACTTCATAACAAAACAAAAATGTGTTCCCTTTTAGCATCACCTAAATTGATGACGGAAGGACATAAACTAAGACACGAAACGGCAGACAAACTAAAGGATAGTGTTGATGTTTTTGGTGGAGTAGGTGGTTCAAAGAAAGTAGGTACAACAGGTGTTGCATCCGCTAATCATCCTACAAAAGAAAAAGCATTACGGGATTATATGTTTTCAATTACTATTGAGAATGATTCATATAACAATTACTTTACAGAAAAAATAACAGATTGTTTTGCAAATGGAACAATTCCCGTTTATTGGGGATGTCCAAATATAGGTGATTATTTTAATAAAGATGGGATAGTAATATTAGATGATGATTTTGACATTAATAGTTTGACAAAAGAACTATATGATGGTAAAATAGATGCCATGAAAGAAAATTATAAGTTGGTTTGTAATATGAAAAACGCAGATGATATATTATTTGAACATATTGAAACATTTATAAAGGATAAAAAGTGATAGATTCAAATTTAATTATTGCAGGTGCTGTGAGAAATGTTGAACCTTACATAGACCGAATATTTGAAAATATAGACCAAATTTCAAAGTTATTTTCAAAAGTAAAAATTATATTGGTCGAATCTGATTCAAACGATAATACATTAAACAAGATAAACGGATATAAATCAACTCATCCAAATCTAGAAGTTATTTCTTTGGGAAGTTTAGCATCAAAACACCCTTCATATTTAATAAGGTGTAATAGAATTGCGGCCGCAAGAAATGTATTTTTTGAAATTGCCGAGAATTTGAAAGATGAATACCAACATCTTTTGGTAATTGATATGGATGATATTTGTGCTCATAAAATTAAAGATGAAGCAATACTTTCAAATTTTGAATATGATAATTGGGACATGATAACAGCGAATCAATCTGACATATATTACGACATATGGGGATTAAGACATGATGATTGGATGCCATATGATTGTTGGGAAATGGTTGAAAATAGACCTTCGTTTATTTCTCGTGATGATGCAATAAATATTCATGTTCGTTCCAGACAAATTCATATAGATGAAAATCATCCTTTAATAAAAGTTAAATCATCCTTTGGTGGTATGGGATTTATAAAAATTGATAGCATCAAAGGTGCAAGGTCACAAGGACAAAGGGATAGTGATGGTAGGGAAACCTGTGATTGGATTTCTTTTTGTGAAAGGTTAAACGAAGGAAATGCTAATATTTTCATTAATCCTAAGTTTATAACAAACCCCAAAATATAATTATGAAACATTGTCACCTTTCAATTATATGTAATGACTTACCATTTCTAAAACAGAAAATGGATTTCTTATATAAAAATTTTGACCAATTAATATTTTATGATTTATGTATTTACTGTGTTCCTATGTCGCATTCTACAGACGGAACATATGAATATCTACAAAATTATCCAGACCCAGAAAATAAAATAACAATAATTGATAAAACAGATATAAATGATGTAGAAGGAAATAATGGCAAAGGCGGAATAGAAAAGCAAAGAATGTACAGGGTTGGTTCTTCATATGTAAAGGATGATATTGATGTATTTTGGTGTTCTGATATGGATGAATTTTGCGATGCAGGATTAATCGGTGAAGTAGAGAGAATACTAGAAAATCCAGACATATCAGTAATACACATGGATATGAAAACATTTTGGAAAAATATGGATACATTTATTGCCCCACCCGACAATTCAGGAAAAATAAAAATGCCATCTCGTATTGTAAGACATATACCAGGAAGGGTATACGGTCATTGTGATATAGACAGTATAGGAAAAGTATATAATATAACCGATAAGAACTGGTTGCATTTTGCATGGGTAGGAAATAAAAGAGTTTTTGAAAAAAGACATCACCAACCAATACCAGAAGAATCTTTTTTTAGTTGGTGGAAAGAGATATGGAATAATAAAAATACTACAATGTGGTTTATACCAAATCCTGATTGTGCTGACTATAGGATATTTAAATATGATGGAGAATATCCAGACTATTTAAATGTTGATGAATTATGGAAAGATTTAAATGATAATAAATATGAAGGTGACAAAGGACTTGAACTGTTAAAACAAGAAAGTGTAACAGTTAGACCGATATAAGGAGATACTATGATGTCTGTAATTGACGACAACGAAAGACTAATGCTCAGAAGAGGTAAGACTAAATTGGTTTCTTTTTTGATTCCATCTAGGAAGAGATTTACCAATCTTCTAAATACCATAAATTCAATTGCTGAAACAGCAAGTGATCCAAGTAGGGTTGAAGTTTTAGTAAGATTTGATCATGATGATACGGAAAGCGTTTCCAGAATATCAGAATTACCATTTGACAAAGTTGATATTTATGTTATAGTAGGAGAGAGATTTGGAGGATATATTGATTTAAACAAATATGTCAATGAATGCTGTGATATTTCCAGAGGAGATATGTTGTTTCTTTTCAACGATGATACTTCCATGGCGGTAGATGGATGGGATGATGTTCTTGACGAATATAAGAATGATGTTGTAATTCTAAATCCATCAACTGGTGATCAGTCGGATACTCTCAATACCTTCCCAATTATTTCAAGGAAGATATATGAAGCAACAGGACATTTCTCTCTCCAAGCACATAATGACACATGGGTTTCTGATGTTGGTGCGAGTTTAGGTATAGAAAAAGTAGAAAACAGAATTAAGATTTTTCACGATAGACCCAATAACCCAAACTATACAGGGTCGATGGATACTCAAGAAGTTAATCGTGAAACATGGGACGAGAGAACGGAGATGTTTAAGATATCTAGCCCCCAATTTGGTGAACCAAAATTCTGCAAACTCAGACATGAGGATGCAATAAAAATAAAGGAAGTTATGAAATGAAAATAGGATTTATGGGATTAGGAAAATTAGGATTGCCATCTGCATTGGCAATTAATGATAAGGGTCATGATATTTACGGTTATGATATTGATGACAATGTAAAAACAATTCTTGATACAAAGAAACTTCCCTACAGAGAAGAAGGTGCATCAGAACTTCTACAAAACCACAATATTAATTATTGTAGTGTAGAAGATGTAGTAAAGAATTCGGATATTATTTTTGTTCCAATTCAAACTCCTCATGACCCATACTTTGAGGGTATTACTAGACTCCCAGATGAAAGGGAAGATTTTGATTATACTTATTTAAAGGATGGACTTAAAACTTTATCAGAAGAGATTGATAGACAAGGTAATGAAAAAATTGTCATTATCATTTCTACTGTTCTACCGGGAACAACAAGAAGAGAAATTAAACCAATTCTTAGTAATTTAATTAAATTATGTTACAATCCTTTCTTTATTGCAATGGGAACTACAATTAATGACTTTGTAAATCCTGAATTTGTTCTCTTCGGTGTAGACGATAAAGATGCTTATGAAGCCGCAAAAGAATTCTATGCAACCATTCATGATAAACCAGTTTATGAATGCACTATCGAAGAAGCAGAAATGATTAAGGTTTCATATAATACTTACATTACTATGAAAATTAATCTTGCAAATGTTATTATGGAAGCGGCCCACAAGTTGGATAATGTAAATTGTGATAATGTTATGCGTGGTATGTTTCTTGCTAATGAAAGACTCATTAGTACCAAGTATCTTCTAGGAGGAATGGGAGATGGTGGTGGATGTCACCCAAGAGATAACATTGCGTTGTCGTGGATGGCAAAAGAATTAAATTTGAGTTATGATTGGTATGAAAATTTAATGGTATGTAGAGAAAAACAAACCGAGTGGTTGGGTAATATGTTACTCGACAAGTCCAAGGAAACTGGAATGAATCCCATCATTCTTGGCAAGTGCTTTAAGAAAGAGACAAACCTCACTATCGGTAGTCCGTCAATTCTAATGAAGAACATGATGGAAGAACATGGTGTTGATGTAGAAATGTATGATCCGTGGACAGATGTGGGTCAACCCCCTCTTGACGAGAAGGCAGTATTCTTTATTGGTACTAATCATGACAAGTTTCTCGATTACAAGTTCCCTGAAGGATCAGTAGTTATTGACCCGTGGAGAATGATGACACCACAAGATGGTGTTGAACTAATTTTAATTGGAGATACTACAAACAATAGTAAAGTAGCAGTATGAATAAAATTTCAGAATGGATTAAACAATATTGTGAGAAATATGGTATTAGAAGTTTAGTTGTCGGGGTATCGGGTGGTATTGATTCCGCTCTTACATCAAAACTTTGTGCTTTGACAGGTATTGAAACAATTGTTCTTACCATGCCCATACATCAGGCACCTGACCAACACCTTCGTGGTTTAGGTCATATTGATTGGTTGAATGATGAACATCGGAATGTTTCTCATATAAATCTAGACCTTACTTCTATGTATGATGCTTTCGTTCATCTTCTAAATGAAGATAATATAGATTCCCAAACAGATGCAAAAGGTATTGATGGGATAAACAGTGCAATTGAACTTGGATACAAACGGGCTAAACAAGAGAAATACTCTCATGCTTTGGCAAATACTAGAGCCCGACTTCGCATGACTGCCCTATATCAACTTGCTCAGGTGAATGGTGGTATTGTAGTAGGAACAGGAAATAAAGTTGAAGATTTTGGTGTTGGGTTCTTTACTAAATATGGCGATGGAGGAGTCGATATCTCCCCAATTGCAGACCTTACCAAAACAGAAGTTCGTGAAATGGCAAAAGAACTTGGTGTTCTTGAGGAGATATTAAATGCTCCACCCACTGATGGTTTGTGGGATGATGGTAGAACCGATGAAGATCAAATCGGTGCTACTTATGAAGAGTTGGAGTGGGCAATGGAGTATTCTGGTGATGGACACGATTTGACAGAACGACAGAAAGAAATCAAGGAAATTTACAACAAGTTCCATACTCAAAATAAACACAAGATGATTCCTATTCCTGTGTACACCAAGGATGCATAATGGACGAATATCTTTTAGAATTGGTAGAAGGTAAGAGGGTAGCCATTATAGGCCCGGCACCTCACTTGGAAAATCTAGGTGATGGTCCGTGGATTGATGAACACGATATAATTATTAGACCAAATCAGTTTTATATTCCAGATAAACTAAAAAAAGATTATGGATCTAGAACAGATATAATGTTTCATAATTTTGGAACTATTTGGATGAATGGGTTGAAAGATAATATAATCAAATACACAGAACAGTTTAACAGTTTGCGTATGCTAGTGTGTCCTTTGATATATGGAACTAGAGGAAAAGAAGATAACTATATGTCTTGGTCTGAAAACCATATTGGTGATGTAGTTAGTAATGCGGACCGTGTGCGTGGTGGTATTCCTTTTTATTGGGTGGGAGTAAAAAAATATAAAAATTGGATTAAAGAAATTGGGTGTGAACCATATACTGGTTTCTTAACTATATTGACTATTCTTGAATATCCTATTAAAGAATTGTATGTTTCTGGTTTTGACTTCTATAAGTCCAATAAGATTTATCATGATGGATTCCACAATCCCATTGATGGACCTCTTCCACCAATTGGAGGGGGACATGGCGGAGATGGAAATCAAAAACAAATTTTTGCCCTTAAAAATCTTTTGGAAAAATACAAAACACTAAGAGTTGATGAAAAATTAAAAGAATTAATAAGGGAATGTTGTGGAGAATAATAATGAGTAAGATAGTTCTATCTCAATTGAAGAATAATGTAAAAAATTCTGGTGGTTGTAGTATTGACGGACCAGGACCTATAACATATGATGATGTTGAAAGTTTAGAATTAACTCCGAATAAATTCTCTGGTATGAAACTTACCTTTATAAATATGCCTCTTAGAGAAAGTGCTACACCCAATACTCCACCAGAGGGTCCAGGGATTTTGGCCGCAATTGCAAGACAGTATGGTGCAGAACCACACATCATTGACTTAAACGGTTACAGAGTTAGAGATGAAGTCGCTATATCGCAAGGTCTTTCTAATGGAAGACATTTGACTTTAGATGAAGCAGAACGGTACATTATCCAGCATCTAAATAATGTTGGTGACCAAGATATTATTGCTTTTTCTGGTAAGATAACCACTCTAAAATGGCAAGAAGAAATTGCAAAGATTGTTCGTAAACACCAACCCGACACTTTCATTGTTTCTGGTAATGGTCTTGCAACAGAAATTAAAACAGGCCTGTTTAAATGGATTCCCGAACTCGATGCTATCGGTAGGTCTGAAGGTG